GGTATTCAGTAGTCACCCACTACTGTTTAGGTAGTTCGTCGGGGCGGTCTCTCCCGTTTCTCACCAAGCGGTTGTCTCCCCAAAAGGAGACCCCCCGACGGACGCCTAACTGCAACCGAAGGAGTCGCCTGTCAATGCCTCAACTACTTGGCCCCGAAGATGGAGCAAAGGAGGTGTCGATAGGCGACTCCGTCGTTGCGACCCGAGGTAAGGATGGCGTGTTCAATGTGGACAACCCAGCCGTCGCTACCCTCATGCGCAAGTCCGGCGACTTCACCACACGAGGCATCCGCATCGGTGCTGGAGCTCGTGGCTTCAAGTGCCAAGACTGTGGCTTCGTCGCAATCATCAAAGACTCCTGCGGCCGTTGTGGCGGCTCTGACCTGAAGGCTGAATCATGAGTATCAACCCAGCCAACATCTCCTACGACAACCGAGTCCCCTACATCACCGTCGCCGAGTTTCAGAACTCACCCATCGCCTCGTCCATCGACTTCTCGAACCTTGTCCCCGGTGGCACGCAGGCAGCTCAGGACGAAGCACTTCAGCAACTGATCTACATGGCATCAGCCGAGGCCGACAACATCGTCATGGGGCCGCTTGGTACGCTCTGCGCCACCTCGAACACCGAGCAAGGCCGCTACCGGATGAACCGGCAAGGCTTCTATGTCATCCATCCGGCCTACTGGCCCATCCTCGAAGTTGACGCCGTCGCCATCGGCTCGGTGCCTTCGTACCAAACAGCCATCCCGGTCTCATCAGACAACGTCTGGATCGAGGATCGTCAGTTCACCGTTCTCTCAGGTGCCTTCAACTGGACGAGCGCAGGCCCACTGTCCTTCGGCGCAGCTGGAGGCTCTTATGGCTCGACGCCAGACTTCATCACCTACACCTACGTCAACGGCTTCTTCAACGCCTTCACCAGCACCTCGGTCTCATCAGGCTCGACCTCAATCACCGTTGGCTCATCGGTCGGTTGCTACGTCGGCCAGACCGTGACCATCTGGGACGGCCTCAACACCGAGACCGTGACCGTGACAGCGATCTCAGGAAACACCTTGACCCTGTCCACCGGCCTTCTCTACAACCACCAACTCGGCACCAATGTCTCAGTGCTCCCGGCCTCAGTCAAGCAGGCCGTGATTCACCTCGTCGTCGCTGGCATCAAGCAACGTGGCGAGGGTGGCTTGGTCATCGCCGAGACCGGCGAGCCTGTCAGCGTGGGCGGATCGAAGGCCGACAGTGGCGTCGAAGACCTCGCACGAGCCGAAGAACTCCTGCACGCCTTCCTCCAAGTCTGGGGCAGGGCATAATGGGCGCCGCCGTCTACGGAATCGGCTTCGGCTTCCTTGCATTGGTCATCATCGCCATGCTCATCTTCGCCGAGGAGGAGTAATGAGCAGAGCCAACGTCCGAGCTGCGGTCGCCTCCTACTTGCAATCAGGCGCAGGCACGTCCATTCCCTACCTCTCCAACGTCTATCCTCACCCGGCCAAGTTCACGCCAGAGGGTGACTTCTTCGTCAACGAAGACCCTGGACACAACACCGGGGCGGTCATCTTCCTCTACCTCGGCCGCCAGATGGAACGCCGAGCCGCTATGGGAGGCCCGACCACAGGCCGCAAGGTCGTCGAGTACGAACTCGTCATGGACTGCTTCATTCGCAACGCCTCGACCAAGTCGGAGAACTGTGGAGCAGACGCAGACACCTTCCTCGATGCCTTGGTGAACTACATCCGAGCCGACCGCAACGCTGGCACAGCTGCGACGAGCACCGGCCCTTACGCTGGCACCGGCTACATCTTCCAATGGGGCGAGGGAGCCTTCCCCGGCGGAGAAGACATCGAGATTCAAGCTCTTTATCCACGCACCCTCAAAGGCTCAGGCCAGATCACGCAGGTCTACGCCTCAGTCCGCACCGCAGTTCTGGAGATCGCTGACGCATGACAACCTCGACCATCGTCATCAACGTCGCCGGAGTGGCTGGCCCGGTCAACGGAGTCAGCGTCACGGCATGGAACGTGTCTCGCTTCGGCTACTCGACTGTGCCTCCACAGGGCACCGCCAAGCCAAGCGGCACTGCTGACGCCACAGCAACCTCAGCCGATATCGGCGCCAACGGTCAGGCCGTCCTCACCGTTCCGACCGGCTCGATCTACAACATCTGCGCCACCTATGACGGCACGAACTACTGGACGCAGACCTCAGAAGCATTGGTCAACACCGGCCCACAAGGAGCGCAGGGTGCAACAGGAGCGCAAGGAACACAAGGCTCGACCGGAAGCCAAGGTGCTCAGGGTTCAACAGGATCGCAGGGATCTACAGGATCGCAAGGCACAACCGGATCACAAGGAGTTCAGGGAGCGCAGGGCACGCAGGGCTTCCAAGGGTTCCAAGGATTCCAAGGCTCACAGGGTTCCACAGGATCAACTGGATTGCAGGGTCCACAGGGTAATCAAGGTACGCAAGGAGTCCAAGGCTCTACAGGCCCACAGGGGTCTACTGGTAGCCAAGGCTCACAAGGACCACAAGGTTTCCAAGGACCGCAAGGTAGCCAAGGCACCCAAGGAACTCAGGGCTATCAAGGTCAGGCGTCTACCGTGCAAGGCCCGCAGGGGTATCAGGGTGCTCAAGGGAGTCAGGGAGCGCAGGGTTTTCAAGGGGCGCAGGGCACGCAGGGAACGCAGGGCGCTCCGGGATCGCAAGGCTCACAAGGCAGCAGTGGCGCTCAAGGATATCCAGTCGGCCTGACAGGTGCGACATCTGCCACTCGATACGTCGGCGGCACGACCGCAGGCGCACCCACCTCTGGCACGTTTGCAGTCGGAGACTTCATCGTTGACGACACGGCCACCATCTGGATCTGCACCGCAGCCGGAACTCCGGGCACTTGGTCGCCTTCGGTTCAGTCAAACCTTGTGGTCCGCTCAGCCACGGCAACCGCAGGCAACGGCGAACTTACGATCTTCGGCACCACCGGCGCATCAGGCCAGACAATCACCTTGCCTGCCAGCCCTCAAAACGGAGCGATCTATCAGATCAAGAACCTGTCGGCCTACACCGTGAACATCCTCGGCGGCACGAACTCAATCAGCATCGCTAACACGGTCTATGGCGCCTCAACTCCGTACACGATCCCAGTCGGAGCGGCCTACACCTTCAACTGGACGGGTGGCGTTTGGTACTGCTTCGTGACCACCGACCTCGGCAAAGTTGCTGGCACGCTTCCCATCGCCAACGGAGGCACCGGACTCAACACCCTCGGTACTGCCGGACAGGCTCTTGTCGTCAACTCTGGCGCCACCGGCCTCACCTACACCTCAGTCGTCGGAACACAAGGTGCTCAGGGTGCACAGGGTTCTACAGGTGCACAGGGTTCTACAGGCGCTCAGGGTGCTCAGGGTGCTTCGGGATCATCAGGCGGAGCAGGCAAGTCATTCACGGTCACCAGCCCGACGCTCTCAGTAGCAACCACAACCGGAGCCACGACCTCGCTCTCAGTGAACGCTCTGCCTTATGGCATGGCATCAGGCGACACGCTCAACATCCGCTACTGGAACGGCACGACCCTCTACTCGCAGCTCGTCACGCTTTCATCGTCGGCCGCTAAAGGTGCGACCTCGATCAGCGTTTCATCTTTCACGCCATCGGTGGCCTATCCCATCGGCACCGAACTCATCCCGATCTCGGTCACGTTGGCAATCTCAGACACGCCGTTCGTTTCTCCTGTCACGCTCATAACCAATGTCGTCGGTGGTGGTGGTGGTGGAGCGGCTGGCGGCAACCAGACCAACGGCCCCGGTGGTGGTGGTGCAGGTGGCATGTGGGTTGAGCAGGCCATTCCAGTCGGCTCAGCGACCACGATGAAGGTCACGCTCGGCGTCTTTGGCGCTGGCTCTCCAAGCGGCACCGGCCTCAGCGCTGGCAAGAATGGTGGAGTCAGTACCTTGGTGCTCAATGGCTACACCGTCACGGCCGCTCACGGAGAAGGTGGCTATGGCTCCTATCAAGGCGGAGCACCCGGCTCGTTGACGCCATCGACCTATTCAAGTTCTCAGAACGGTAACGGCTCATGGGCGGCTTGGCTTGCTGGCATCTCAGCCACAGCATCGCCGCTTCAATACCAGCCCGGAGTCGGTGGCGGTCAAGGTCCATCCGCATCAGGAACATGGAACTCGGCAGGCCTCAATGGTCTTGGCCTCATGGGTGGTGGTGGCGGTCAAGGCTTCGCCGCTACAACGACGAACAAAGGCTTGGCAGGCTCACCGGGTTCATACACCCAAGGCGGAGCGGCTGGCGTTACTGGCACAGGCACTGGAACCGGCGGCAACGCTACGAACGCATCGCCTAACACTGGATCAGGTGGCGCAGGTGGTGGCTCAGGCACCGGCACGAACGCAGGTGGCTATGGCGGAGCAGGTGGCTCTGGCTACATCATCCTCACTCAGGTTGCCTAATGGGCGTTATCTACGTCGGCGATCTCGCTGGATCTCCACCGCCAGCCATCCCCTATGGCCGCTATCTGCTCGATGTCGGCGCACTTCCGAGGCCGGGTCACGTCCAAGGTGGCTGGAAGGTGCCAAGCGTCACGCCAGCAGTCAAGACCGCAGTGGTCGGCCTCTCGGCTAAGACTCCGACAGTCGTGGCAAACTCGGAGAGCGCCATCGTTGGTGCTGGATACCTCTACCCGACCGTCATCGCAGCTGCGGAGGAATGATGAACTCACTGATCTATGCAGGAACCGTCGTCCGGTTCTACACCTCCACGCCGTTCACCTCGGTCTCTGGCACCGTGACTGACCCCACCGAGGTTCTGTTCGCCTACCGAGTCGGCAACGGCCCGGCGACTCAGTTCACCTACAGCCCAGGGGGATCAGAAGGCTCGATCATCAAAGACTCAACCGGCAACTACCACATCGACATCGACACCACCGGCAAACCGGGCACATGGACGATCACATGGGTCGGCATCGACACCACCGGCACCGTCCAAACTCGCTCGGAGACCGAGGTCGTCATCTCGGC